GCCCGTTCCGGCTTGGACTTCGGTAATATCACCGGCATTTCCAACGTTGACCCATGAAGTGCCGTTGTAAACTTCAACGCTGTTTGTGTCTTGTAGGTACGACATCATTCCTTCAGCCAATACGCCAGATAGTGCGGTTGTTCTAGCCGCAGCACTAGCAAATACCATTGTGACTTGCTGTTGCAAATAGGTATTAACTTCACTGGCAAGCAAAACGTCCCCAGTGTTGAATAACTTATATCCTGCGCCTGCCATGTATGCTCCTTAGTAACTTAGGGCGTCTGTGCCGATTATACCCTGAGATAAGGAATCTAGGATAAAACCGTCAACCAGACTTTCGCCTGTGTAAATCGTAGTGGTAAATTTTCTATTGTCCACGTCATGACTCAATCCCTGCACTAGCAGAGTTTGGGTTATAGTGGTTGACCCGGGCATGGCTTTGGTAACGTCCACGCAATCCATTAATTCAATCGCTAAGCCGGCCACACAACGGTTTATATCATCGCCGTCTTCAAGGTTTAGTTGAATTGAGTCAATTCGGGTTTCGGTTTCTTTCCGAGTAGATAGCAGCATTTGTGCCATATCTAGGGCTTCACTATTGGTTTGCACCAATATGCCATCGCGCACGCCGGAATGAATAAAGTATTTATCAATTGAGTCTTGGTCAAATACGTTTTGTGCTGCTCCCCCTGCTCGGGTAACTGTTACATCATTGACCACAAGGCTATCGTCTAAGGCCACTACAGCCCCTTGGAAGGCTATATTTGAGCCGGTGTCACTGAATGTGTAAACAGGGCTTGCAAGGCTTGTAGTGACCGCTGTGCGGCTTAAAAAGGTAACTCTGCCTTCAGCATCTAAAAATAATTCGCCCAACTCAGACTTCTTGACTAATTGCAATGCGTCTAAGGCTTTACGCGAAGTCCCGGGGTCTGCCTGCAATGTGCTATCCCCGGTATCAATATCACGTAGGCTGCTTGGATAATCCAGTTCGTTTAGTATGGCATTAACGCGAGCGCCAGAATCTTGTACGCCCGAAGATGGCACGGTGGCAATTTGAGCCGTACTAAACAAACGCAGGGCATCTACGCATCTGAATGTGACGCGGCTCACTTCATCTGTGCCTATTCTAAATCCGGTGTCATACTGAGTAATAAAGCCGGTAAACAGCACATAATTATTGCCGTTGTATTCCGCGGTTATCTGCATTTTACGCAATGGAACCAAATCACCATAGTAGGGGCCGGATACATTACTTGGGTTGAAGTCACCGTTGAGGTCGTAGATAGTAACCGCGGCTGTACCGGCTTCAAACTCGGCAAGGATACGTTGGCGGCCACGGCGTATGTTCACGCTAACCAATAGGTCTGTTATGTCAACGGCAACGTTTGAGTTCAAGGCTAATTGGTTAGTACCCAAAATGCCGTTTGTCACTGAATCTAAGATAAATGGTTCTCCAACAAACGCAACGCCATTGGAAAAATCAATGCTTGCTTTGATTACTGGTGCTGCCGGCATTAGATTGCAATCGTGTTATAGGTTAAATTTCCGCCACTGCGCTGATATTGGTACTGCTCATTAATAATTGTTTGCGCTAGGTCGTATTCACTTATTACGTTACCAGACACGTTAACCGTAATTTGTGGGGAAGTAGCCACTGCGGTCATTGCTTCAAATTCTAATTCTGTTGCAAGGTTTAACGCTGCTAATGCTTCGGCTTCAAATGCTGCAACTACGCTTTCTGCCAATACATTGGCTGCATCTTGTGCGGCTTTTGCGCCTTCAAGAAACGCGTCTGCGGCTGCTTTTTCTTCAGCGGTGGTTGCGGCCGCTTGTGCCGCTATCGCTTCGGCTATGGCAACTGCGGCTTGCTCAGCGGCAATCTGCGCCATGGTTTCTGTTTGGCGTGCTGCTTCACCGTATGCAATAACGCGTTCTTCTTTTGCAGTAATAACCGCTGCTTGGCGCGTTGCTTGTACGTTGCGGCTTTCCGTAAGCATCTTATCTGTAGCCACAGCCAAATTTTGTAATTTAGCAAACAATGCGGCAATCATATCGCCGGCTTCTTTGAAGTACGTATCCCAATCTTCAAACGGGTCACCGGCTTTAAGCGTAGTTAATGCGGTGGCAAGTCGCTGTGTATCGTTTTGCAACTTCTCAAGTTTGGCAGTTAGTCGTTCTGCTTCACCGCCGTTTTCTTCAATAATGGCTTTCATTAATAATAGGCGCGTGCGTTCTTCTTCAGTTATTTTGCCTTGTAGCGCAGCCTGAATCTGAATTTGCTCAATATCAAACATCGCCTTGGCTTTGGCAATTGCTTCAGCGTTCTTTTTCTCAGCGCCGGCTAACTTGGCGCTTTCTCGCCTTACCTTTAATGCTTTTTCCTCAGCACGAATAATTACGTTGCGTTGACGTAGCGCAGAACGTCCGCGTTCTTCTTCTAGGCGTGATGCTTCGGCTTGGTTCTTTACTAGGCTTTTAACCAATCGTGAAAATACGCTGTCACTTTGTTCAACTGACGCGGTAATTTCATTTAAGGTTCTCGTAAAGAAACCGATTGCCTGACCACTTAACTGACCAAACGCATCACCCAAATCAATAATGGTTTTTTGATAATCCTCAATTGCAACTTGGCTGTTTTCCAAGCCTGTAATAAATCCTGCGCCAAATGCTTCTTTTGCTTGGTCTGTTGCTTCGGCAAGCCTTGCCATTTTCCCTGCAAGGGTATCGGCGGCCTTAGATGCTGAGCCACGAAACTTCTCGGTTAGTTCTGTAAGAACATCGTCAAAATCCCGGCCTTTTAATTCGGCTGCAGTGTAACCAATTTTCAAACGCGCTAGGGCGGTAACTTCACCCTGATAAGCGCGCTGCAATGCAACCGATACTGTGCGCAAATCCTTTGAAGTACCGGCGGCAATGTCTAATGATGCATTGAGAAGTTTCTGTGCAGTTGTAACATCTTCGGTAGCCTGCGATAAAGTAATGAACGCGCTGTTTAACTGATTGCCGGCAATGCCGCTAAGCAACGCTAGGTTATCAATGTAGTCATCTACAAAATCTGAAGCAAACCCTAAATTGACGGCTTCTAGTTGAGCGCGTAATTGTGCTGCTTCTTTTTCGGCTTCCTGAAATGCCCGAACTGACTCCTTGCCAAATCTAACTACTGTGGCAACTGAGAAAACAGCGGCGAACTTTTTACCTAACGCACCAAATGTCTTATCTGCTTTTTTGGCTGCGCGGTCATCAAACTGGCTGAGGATTGGAAAGACTAATGCCATTAGTTCGCGTTCACCTGCCTTTGTAGTAATTCAATGGTGTCATCTATGCTGCGCAAAATCTCATGGGTTAGTTTAGCCTTGCGCTGAGAAACCGCATCACCCATCAAGCGGCCTTGCGTCTTTCGTGTCTTGCCTGTTTGTTGCAAATCGCCAAATGTGCCAGTTATGGCATTAATGAAATGTGCACCGGCATCCTTATTATTGCTCTGACTTCTCTCATCACCGTAAGGATTTAACCTGCCGGCTGTTTCTATAATCGCGCCTGCGGCTGATTTATTAAGCATTGAATACAATGCCGTAAAGCCATTATTGGTTCGCTTTTGTTTACCTATGCTATAGGTCAAACCCTTGCGCACAAGCGCGGCGTTATACATTGGAAATGCGCGTGCACGGCTAGTGCGGCTTTCTCTTACAACTCCGGTGTCAGTAAAGTTGCGTAAGCCAAATATATTGTCAACCACTTCAGAACGTGCCAAATTTTGCACGTCTTTTAGTCCAACCGTGATGCGAGCGTTCATTTGTTTGTAAAGTTCGGGCGAAACCTTAGCAAGTACGCGTCTAGCCTCTGTGACGCCTTTTACTACGGTTGGCATGTTTTTGGTCTTCCGCCTTCTTCTTCAAAACTTTATAGATAGCCGTTAACATGGTGTTGTCCATATTAATAAACTCGCTTGGCGCAATTCCTAGGTGTACCGATAGTTCGGCTATTCGGTATGTCCAAGAATCACGCGTTATCCATTTGGGGAATCGTCACCGGCTACTTCAACGCTTTTAATCGTTTCCAGAAACTTATCGCCAAACGGCAAAACGTTGGGAGCACCCGCACGGCGCAGGCACTCCCACGCAAGCCAATAAATATCTGATTGCTTTTGGTCTTCCCTGAAGGCTTTGTAAAAACCCTTCTTGGCGTATTGCTCAAAAGCATATTCTATGGCCGGTGTAACTTCGTGAGTTGACTCCGTACCATCTGCCCTAACAATTTTTAGACTTGCTGCCATTTTGTGCCCTTTTTCTTTCTACTAGAATGTGCCCGAATCTGCTACGGTAACTGCACCATTGATTGTAAAAGTCACATCTTGCGTGCTCAAATCGCCCGGTGTGCCGTTAATGGGGGTTAAATTGTTGACAAGAATATCAAAACTGTACAATTTATTTGTATCGCTTACCGCAACGGCTTTTTCTTGTAGCAATTTAACTGCAAGGTTTGTTCCCCATCCGGTTAGAAGTGTATCAAGAATTTCATTGGATGCACCGTCATTGATAAACGACACGGTAAAGGTCCCAGATTGAAGCCCCTTCACATACTTGTGTGCAGAATCTCCCATTGCAGTGACTTCAAGTTCATCAAATGCATAGTTTAGTGTGGCTGAAGTTATTAAATCGCTGAAATCAACGCTGTTAATTTTCACGCCAAGACTAGTGTTTAGTGTTATCGCCATTTGGCTGCTCCTTATCTTTCTTTACTGGTTTGGTTGTAGCCTCTGGCTCAGCCTTTGGCTTTGGCGCAATCTGACCGATTTTTATCAGAAAACGCTCACGTTCTTTCTCTGTGTCGGTCATGCTAACTCCAATCTGATAGAACGCTAATTGTAACTTCTCCGGTTAACATTTCGCCACCGTTGCCCGATAAAACTGCCGGTGCTGAAAATGTCCCCAAAGAATACTTAATCGTGGATGCATCAAGTTTCTGCACCAATCTCAAATAAAAATCTTCAATGTTAATAAGGTTTCCTTGGTTATCAAATAAAGGCGCTATAACTACCAATTTGAAATGCACACGTGGCTTTACAGTTGAGTAATGGTCATTAGAAGGCTCAATGTATGGGTCACCGGGCTGCACAATTATGCTGTTAGCAAGCGGTGTGGCAGGTGGGAAGGAAAACACCTGCCACACAGCGTTATCCACTAGCGCAGTCGCGATTGTTCCCCGCAGGGTGGAAATAGCACTCACCCTACTTGACCGCCCGGGGCTAGATGGTCCGCAAGTAGCCCGCGCACGCGAGCCATAAGTGTGTTACCCATTCTGTATGGGGAAGGTTGAAAATCAGGCGAAATACCACCGGCATTAGATGCTTGGCGCGCTTGCCATATATCTACCGCAATCATAAGACTTGCTTGATTAACTTCCGGCAATGTCGCGTAATCTATGTGTGTAATTCCAAACACTGTGCCCCACGGCACTAAAGCATTTTTAACTTCCGCGGTAACATTATTGACCGCGTACTTTACATAATCTGTTCCAACTACAGTAACTGTTTTACTGCCGTTATATTTTGCGCCGCAATTTTCAACCGTTACTGTTTGCCCAACGATAAAATCATGGTCTTGGTCTGTGTAAATAGTTGCTACGCTTGTTGTGCTTTCGTGCGCAATAACGCTGTATTTGTTAAACCACAATTTTGATTTAACTATGTTTTCTGCTGCTTGACATACTTCCTCAACAACGGCAGACGAATACAACGCACCTATTCCAAGTGCGCTGCGTAGTTCTGCTTCGGTTACGTATGTTGCGGGCATGCTTTCCTTTCTATGTTACACCCGGCGCTTAGGGCACAAGCGCCGGGGTAACTTTACTGACTTTATTTAGTCAAATCAGGACTTGTTAAACCAGTTTGCACCGGCTCCAACCTTGGTAGCAAGTGCACCAAAGCCGTAGTAAAGCAAGTCAATGGTTCCATCTGAGTTCACATTGGTTCTCAACTGGAAGCGTGGTGACTCATACCATGTGTAAGCGTCTGGATTTACAACAACCATTGAATAATCGGCTGTGTTATCTCCACCTGCTCCAACAACAAACCGAGAAACGCGAAGGTCTAAACCTGCAACAGTTCCGCGAACGCTATCAGGGCTTAGTGCACCGCCGGCGTTCTGTGGTTGTGAAGCAATGTAAATTGGGCGTCCGCCATCATTGTAGGACATGATATTTGCCCATTGCTCTGGAGTCACAACGATATTGCGAGCAAAACCAAGTGAAGCGGAATAAACCGCTGCGGCTGCGCTTGAAATATACTTGAGCAATCCATCTGCGCTGTTTGCCTGTGCTGTTGCATTGAGTGTTCCGTTGTTTGCAACTTCGCCGGTAACGTATGTATCAGTTTCCTTAGCATACGCAAATTCCATCTGACGAACGAGTTCATCAAAGAACGCAGGTGACGAACGGTCAATAAGTTCAACAGTAGTAATAGCGCGACCCTTAAATGGCTTGACGCTAACAGAAATGTAAGACGCAGTTAGTTGAGAATCTGCAATTGCTTGGTTTTCATTAATCTGGTCAACAGTTGGAACCGCAGTGATTTTTGGAATTTCAAAAGTCATACCAGCATCAGGCAATGTGCCACGGCTGATGGAATCAATGAATGGGCGGTCTGCGTTTGATAGTGGGTTTACAACTTCAACTAGTTGACGTGTTGGAACCATGCCCGGTGCTGTTGAAGTTTCGTTATCGGCTGCCTTAACATACATTGCAGCGTCTTCATCACCTAGGAATTTTGCGCGAAGGGTGTTCTCAAGGTACTTGGCCTTGGTGAACTCCAAACGCGGCTTTGTGTAAATTGGTGCGCTAACTGTTGGGCGTGCAGCCTCTACCGCAGGGGTTTCAGCCACTTGCTCAACGGTTGCGGTGTCTGGAGTGTTCTCCACGACTGCCTCGCTTTCGTTTTCGGTTGGTTTGTTTTCCGCTTCTTCTTCAGATGCGGCAACGCTCAGAACCTCAGCAGACTTAAACGCTGCGGCTTGAACTAAACTTGTTTCAATCATTTTGGAAGATAACACGCGGTAAACTTCGCCGTCTTTCTTTCCATCTTGCACTTCAACGCCCACGCTAAGCCCGGAACGTAATTGTTCGCTTGCTTCAACTAGGGCGTCACTACCACGCTGCGTATTAGCCACGCGGAAGGTCGCATAAATTCCATCTTCTTTTTCTGAAAAAGATACAAGCCGGCCAATCGGCTTCTTTGGGTCATGCTCTAAAAGTAATTTTGGCTTTGGATTGCTTGGGATTTCAATTGACCCTTTTTCAAATACAACCTTGCCCGCGCTTGTATATCCAATTTCATTTTCAAACGGCACAATCTTGCCGCTTATTGTGCGCTCACTGATTGAGCACTCAATTTCACTAGAGAACGTTAGGTGCATTTGTTTCGTTTCCGTTCGGTGAGAGATTTTCCATTTCCATTGCTTGTTCAACTGTAATCAAACCAAGCGTTAGCATTTTTTCAATGACGGCAAGCCGCTGCATTGCATCTACTGCAAGGAAAGCGTCCTCAACGTCAAACTTTACAATGTTTCCTCGCGCCGTTATGTCATCCATAGACAAACGGTCTTCAATAGCGTGGACGTATGGCGCGAGGGAAAGTGAAACAAACTGACGGCGCTCATCTTGCACATTTGCATAAGTCATGCTTGTGTTTTGGTCTGCGCTTATGTAGTAAGCCGGTACATTCATCATTCTGGCAACTTGAGTTGACATTGTTGTTATCGCATCCGTAAACATCATGTCGCGTGGCGAAAATGAAGTTGGTTGGTATTCAAGTGTGCTAGTCAGATAAGCGGTGCTGCGCTTTTCGCGTGCTGCTTTCCATGCGGCAAGAATTGCTTGCACTTCTTCAGGTGATAAATCTGCGCCGGTATTCTTTAGCACTCCGGTAGGCATTGGGGTTGCAGTTGCAAGTCTTGCGGCAGTTTCTAAATCAATTGCAGAA